CGCCTCGCAAACAAACTCTGGTGCATTTGGTTATAGAGCAAAATCAGCCGTCGCCAATGTACAGGAGCTTGGTTATTGGAGCGGACCAACTATCCGTGCAGGTGCCGTCCGTGTTCATGGGACTGGTATGGTTGCACTTACAATTCAGAACCGTGCAGATGCTTACGACGATGGTGGAGCAACCTCTGGCAGTGAAGCAGATAACACACTTATCCGTGAAGGATATTCTATCCGAAGAGATGGTGACGATCTTTACATCGATGTAAATATCGGAGGAACAGTAAAAACATTGTCGCTTGGAACAGCGGCTTAATCAGGAGATCATTATGGCAGAATTAAAAATACAATTATCACAATCAGTAACTACTACAGCGTTGGTTGAATCTGACGTGGAAGTAACTGAAGTTTCAATTAAACGAATCGTCGTGCTTCCGGAACTTAACCGGATGCGTGTACTCGTTGATGTAGCAGGGAAAGAAGTGCCTTTTATTGTTGAAGGAGAAGACTACGCCTCAGTAGTTGGCAACTGTGACGTTGCGGCAATTATCACAATTCTTCAAACCAAACTTGAAAGTATTGTACAAAATGCCTAAAACAATACATTTCATTTCGGGATTGCCGAGGAGTGGGTCAACCCTCCTTTGCAATATCCTTGCACAGAATCCAGAGTTTCATACTACACCCACAAGTGCTTGTCATGAAGCTCTATTCGTTCTTCGTAATTCATGGAATGAGTGGATCGAACATAAGGCAGCTAAAAGCCTCTCTGCGACTCATAATCAGCAGAGAGTGCTTTCGTCAGTTCTTAACTCCTACCATGACACCGATAAACCGGTTATCTTTGATAAAGGTAGAGGTTGGCTTTCTCTTCTTGAGCTTGCGGAGTTAGCACTGGGGCAACAAGCAAAGGTTTTAGTTCCGGTACGTAGCATTCCTTCGATATGCGCCAGTTTTGAAAAGTTGCATCGTAAAGCAGCGGCTTACAAAGCCGATGATGGAAATTACTTTCAGGCGCAAACAACCGAAGGCCGAGTAAATCATATGCTTGAGGGTGATCAGCCGGTAGGTCTTGCCTATAATCGTTTAAGAGACGCCCTGCAACGTGGGTTTGTTGATCGCTTGTTCTTTGTGGAGTTTGACTACTTAACACACAGGCCTCAAGAGACAATGGAAGCAATCTATAAGTTTCTGGACCTGCCATTGTTTGAGGTTCGACCTGTACTGGATGACAGTATCGAAGTACTTGGAGCTGATCTTCATAAAAGATTATCAGGATCTGAATTTTGGAGACCCCAATGACCAAATTTGACATCGTATTTTTTGCAGTGGTCGCTCTGATCTGGGTACTAGTGGTTTCCGCTTCCGCGTTCTCTGCCGAACCCCCGCCGCATGATCCGCTTTTGCCGGACCCGCCTTACTCGCAGATGAGATGTTTCCGGTTCACCCGCTGTTACCGCCGGTGAATGAGCCGGTTGCGATGAAATGGCATTGTCCTGTGAGGCTCGACCAGGGCAGAGAAGGGGCTTGTGTCGGGTTTGACTCCAGAGCAGCTTTCAAATATTGTAATAATTTATACACAACTTTTCCCAATAGAAATGTTCAATGAGCTTTTTTATGTAGCGGCGTTTCCAGATAAATTTTCATCGTATGGGGTTAAATTACAACGCATTATTGATAAGTGGAAAATTACTGGTGTGACGCCAGAATTAAAAGAAGAAGTTAACGAAGTAAGAGAATCGTTAAAAAAATATTTCCCTAAATTAGAAAACAATTAAATAAAAAGGATTAAATATTATTATGAAGAAGTATATTACGATTATGATTATGTGGGTGGTAACACTTGCAGGATTTGCCGGAAAGTAAAAAAATGAAAAAATATTTAACACATAAAGAAGTTACAGATATATTAAAAGATAACAATATTAAAAATATAAATCTTGAAGATGATACATATGTTTTAATGGATGAAAGTTTTTTTAAACCGTCATTATTTAATATTGTTTTTGGATTAAAGAAATATATTTATGCTTTAGGTGGTTCTGATTGTGGTAAATTTGCTATTAGATATATATCTGATTTATTTAAAAAATATCAAAATAAATTTAGAGCAAACTATTTTCAAAAAGAAGAAATGCCAGCTCCTTTAATTGGTCTTATTAAATATAGACTTAATAATGGTTCAATGCACATTATAATTGGAACTATTTTATTTGAAGATAATATGTATACATTAGCATTTTTTGAAAGAACGGAATCAACCGTTAAGCGTGTATATTTATCTAATACTGAAAAACAATCAATTAAATATTTTCATGCGTATTAAAAATAAAAGTAAGTATATGTCCATTATGGACATATACTTACTTTTTAACTTAATAATTTTTTTAATACTAAAACAGGTTATAATATAGTTTAAAATATGAAAGGAAATATAGTTATGGATAATACAACTTTTAAAAATAATGTGATAAAAAGAGATGGATCTGTTGTAAATTATAATAGAGATAAAATTAAAATAGCAATATTAAAAGCTATTAATAATGTATATTTAAATGAGTCTGAAGATAAAAAAAATGAGATAGCAGATAATATAACTTTATCTGTAGAAAATGTTTTAAAATGGAAATATCAAGAAAATACTAATCCAGTTGAAATAGAAGTTATCCAAGATACAGTTGAACACCAAACCATAGCTATGGGTTTTTTTAAAATTGGAAAAGCATTTATTTTACATCGAGAAGAACATAAAAAAAATAGAAATATAAGATTGCGTCCAGATAATAATTCTATTGAAGAATATATATTTATAAGTAAATATTCAAGATATCTTCCTGAAAAAAAAAGAAGAGAAACTTTTATTGAAACATGTGATCGTGTAAAAAATATGTTTATTAAAAAATATCCAAATATTGAAAAAGATATTGAATGGGCTTTTACACAAGTACATGATAAAAAATGTTTACCTTCTATGAGAGCTATGCAATTTGGTGGTAAACCTATTGAAGCTCACAATTCACGTCTCTATAATTGTGGATTTTCTTTATGTGATAGAATTGATTTTTTTAATGAAGCAATGTATTTATTACTTAGTGGAGTTGGTATTGGATTTAGTGTTGAGTTTGAACATGTTGAAAAACTTCCTAGTTTAGTAGATAATATTGATGAACACAATTGTAAACATCACATTATAGATGATACTATTGAAGGTTGGGCTAATGCTATTAAAGAATTATTTAATAGTTATATTACTGGTAAATATGTTGAATTTTCATATTCTCTTATTAGACCTTTTGGTGCACCATTAGTAACTTCAGGTGGAAAAGCTCCGGGGCATGTACCATTACGTAAAGCTATTGAAAAATGTAGATTAGTTTTAAATAATGCTTTAGGACGCCAATTAAAACCAATTGAATGTTATGATATTATAATGCATTGTGCTGATGCAGTATTAGCAGGTGGTGTTCGTCGAAGTGCATGTATATGTTTATTTTCTCAAGATGATGGTGAAATGATTAATGCAAAACGTGGTAATTGGTTTGTTGAAAATCCACAACGAGCAAGATCTAATAATTCAGTTAAGCTTATTAGAAAAGATGTAACTGAAGCACAATTCATGCGTATATTTCAAAAACAAAAAGAGTGGGGTGAACCCGGATTCTTTTTTGCTAATCATATTAATCATGGTACTAACCCTTGTCAACCTGAATTTGCAACGGTATTAACTAAAGATGGTATTAAACAATTTAAAGATATTGATATTGGTACTGAAATTTGGTCTGAAACTGGATGGACTAAAGTTATTAATAAATGGAGTAATGGAGTTAAAGAAGTACTTGAATATAAAACTACATCTGGTTCATTTATTGGTACAGAAAATCATAACATTGTTTCTAATGGTAATAAAGTACAGGTTTCTAATGCAGAAAGTATTGATGTATTAGCTGGATATAATATTAATGATGTTTCAATTAACTTACAAGATGTTATCGATGGATTAGTTATTGGTGATGGATCAATACATTTAACATCACATAATAAAGTATTTTTAAATATTGGTGAAAAAGATTTAGATTATTTTTCATCAGATATTAAAAAACTAATTAAAGAAAAACATTCAGCCAATCCACCATATAGTTATAATGTGAATACTACAATAACTGAAAATGAAATGGCTAGAACTTTTTTTAGAAAAATACCGAATAGATTTGTACAAGGTTCACCTGATAAAATATGTGGATTTTTACGTGGTTTATATTCTGCTAATGGTTCAATTGTAGATAATAGAATTAGTCTAAAAGCGACATCATTAGAAATAATAAAAACAGTTCAATTAATGTTATCAAGTATAGGTATTAGATCTTATTTTACCACAAATAAACCAAATTTGATTAAATGGCCAAATGGTGAGTATATTAGTAAACGTAGTTATGATTTAAATATATCTACTGACAGAAATCGATTTAAAGATATAATAGGATTTATTCAATCATATAAAAATGTTAAATTACAAGAGATTTGTAATGTTGTATCTTCAGATATAAATAAATCAAGTAATGTTTATGATATAGAATCTTTAGGTTTTTGTGAAGTATTTGATATTACTGTTGATAATGATACTCACACCTATTGGACAGGTGGTCTTAATGTATCAAATTGCGCCGAAATTTCTTTTGATCCTACTATAGAAATAGATGGGATAATTAGAACCGGTTGGCAGTTTTGTAATTTAACAGAAATAAATGGTGCTAAACTAACATCAGAAGAAAACTTTAAAGATGCTGTTAAAGCTGCTACTATTATAGGTACATGTCAAGCAGGGTTTACTTCATTTCCTTATTTAGGTTTTGTATCTGAATGGATATGTCGTAGAGATTCTTTATTAGGAGTATCTATAACTGGTATGATGGAGTATCCTGAAATAGCATTAGATCCAGGTATTCAAAGTAAAATGGCTAAATATGCTATTGAAGTTAATAAAGAGTATTCACAAAAAATAGATATTAACCAAGCAAAAAGAGTTACTTGTGTTAAACCTGCTGGAACAACTTCTTTAGTTTTAGGAACAGCATCTGGTATACATCCCCGACATGCTCGTAGATATTTCAGAAGAGTTCAATCAAATATTAATGATCCTGTTTATAAATATTTTAAATCTATTAATCCTCATATGGTTGAAAAATCAATATACAGTGCTAATCATACTGATGATGTAATTACATTCTGTTTACAAGCACCAGATACAGCTATAGTCAAGAAGGATATTAATGCTTTAAAACTATTAAAATATGTACTATCTACACAGATAAATTGGGTTAAATCCGGTAACATTACTAATGACGATTTAAATCATAATGTATCAAATACTATTACTGTTAAAGATGATGAATGGGAAGATGTTGCTAAATTTATTTGGGACAATAGAAAACATTTAACAGGTGTAACAACCCTTAGTGATATTGGTGATAAGAATTATGCACAAGCACCTCATGAAGAAGTAGTGTCTGAAAAAGATGAAATTCTTTGGAATGAAATCATTAAGAATTTTAATACAGTTGATTATACTAAATTATATGAAGAATCAGATAATACTGAATTAAAAGCAGAACCTGCTTGTGCAGGTGGATCATGTGAATTATAAAGGAAATTAAATATGGATAATGTTGATACTGTAGATGAAGAACAAATTAATGATTTAATATCAGATACTATTGATTCACCTATAATTAATAATTTAAGTGAAATAATAACTGAAAAAAAAGATGGTGACGAAGAATCAGTATCTATTAATAAAGAGTTATTAAAAAAATCTATTGAAGAATCAAGAATTAAAACTTTAAACAAATTAAATTTGGTTGAAACAAATATTTTAAATTTAAGTAATCCTACTTCATTATGTGAAAGTATGACTCGTGTAGAAACACTAATTAAGGTAATAGAATTAAAAGAAAAATTTCAAGAAGGACCATCAATGCCTTCAGTTAAAATTTATAATTTGTTACCTAAATGTATGATAGATATTGATATTATTAAAGAAGGTGTTTTAATTGAAAATAGAAAATCTATGTTAAGTTCTACTCAAAGAAATATTATTTGTGGATTGCTTTATTTAAAACAAAAATATGATTATACTGCTGTATTACGAGCTGCTACAAAAACTAATAAATCACAATTAGTAAAAAAATGGTGGGAGTAATAAATTAATAGTGAGGATTATTTATGAATATATTTGAATCACTATATGGGGATAGTCCACCATTGGTATTATTTAACACAGGAACTATGTTTGATCTAATGGCTGGATCATACACAATAGGTTCTGATGGTAATTTTTATCTCAATGGTGGACTTGGTACCTATATAACAGGATTACATGGTAGAGGCAATACATATAAAAGTACATTTACTGATTCATTAATTGTTGGTATGTTACGTAATTATAAAGATATTCAATGTTTTTGTATGGATACAGAAAACAGTAAAGATAAAAAAAGAATAATGTCTTTTATGAATAGTGGATTAGCTAATGTAGAAGATTTATCAAATAGGTTTCATTTAAAATCTGGACCTGAATGGACTATTAATGCTGTTTGGGAATTTGTTAAACAGATATGTGATCTTAAAGAGAAAAATAAAAAAGATCTTATGGTTAAAACAAAATTCTTAGATTATAAAGGTAATGCTATTTCTATGTGGACACCAACAATTTTATGGATAGATAGTTTTTCTCAATTAAAATCAGATGCTGAAAAAGATATATTAGATAAACGTGATTTTGAAAATGCTAAAAATAAAACCTTATATATGGACGACGGTAATAAAAAAACTATGTTACTTGCAGCTCTAAATAAAATGTGTTCTGCATATGGTATTATAATAGTTACTACTGCACATACCGGTGATAATTTTAGTATGGATTCTTTTGCACCCCCTAGTAAAGAATTATTATATCAAAAACAAAACGATAAAATTAAAAATGTAGGTTCTAAATTTACAACATTAACCCATTTATTAGCTCAGGTGCAATCTTGTAGAACATGTGTAGATAGTAATAAAAAACCTTTATATTGTAGTGGTCAAACATCTAATAATGATCTTAATGAACTTAGTATTATTATTAGTAGAAATAAAGTTGGAGCAAGTGGATTAGCAGTTCCTTTTATTGTATCACAAGAATATGGTTTACTTAATGAAGTATCTTATTTACATTTTTTAAGAACCTATGATTATGAAGGATTAACGGGTGGAGCTAGTAAAGCTAATAATTCATGTTCTTGGTTACCGGATGTTACATTTACAAGAAACAATGTTAGAGAAAAATTTAGTGCTGATTATAAATTATGTAGAGCTATTGAGTTAGTAGCAAGATATAGGTATATTCAGTTATCGTGGAATTTAACTAAACTACCAATTGATTTTACTAGATCACCAGAAGAAGTATTTGATTTATTAAATAAACAATCTATTAAAATGGATGATATATTAAATACTACATCTAATTGGTCATATCAAAAATATGATAGACCATTCATGACATTGTTTGATGTTATAGGTAAAATTAAAAAATAATTATTATTTCTATAATATAGAAGTATATATGTAGTTCATCAAATTACAGGTATATATTACCTTATTGAATTAAAGTCTATATGGTCGGACTTAATCTGTATTACTAGATACAGAAACCCTAACATTCTCTTCGGAGCATGTAAAAGGTTAAAGATCACTTGTAGAGACTAAAGGTTGATGATTTATCAATCTCTCACGATGTCAATAAATCTACAAGGATATACATTATAAGTGTGATGGAAGACACGTACGGTATATCAGTTAGGAAATCTTTTATTGTTTAGCTTCCACTAAGCTCAGTGAAGATTTCTTTAGGCGTTTTTTGAATGTGTGCCTAAATAGTAAAAATGTGAGAACCAAAATTAACTAATAATTAGTTTTGGGGGGATAATTATTTTTGATAATTATCCATACATTCAACAATGATTGTAGTCGATGGGCCTAATTAGAAATTATTAATATGTAATTTCTATGAACGCGAAAGCGTAATTTATGAGTAGTACCCCCAATACGAAAATAAGTTAGTATGAAGTGTTATGGAGTAATTACCCAATAATACAAAATTCACAAGACTATGTCATTTAAGAGAAACATTTCTCATTGGTTTTAATGTTACCAATTAACGAGACGTTAACAAATACATTAGTGGTCAAGTTGAGTGAACGGTCTGAACCACCGGTGTCATGGTATCTATAGATATTACATTCAACAGTATATATTAAGTGGCTAGTATATACACCCTTATTTTAAAAAAGATGATGAATTTAATTCATCATCTTTTTTTTGTTTATTAATTGAAAAATATATTATGAGAAAAACAGTTATAATTTTTAATGGAAAACCAAAGAGTGGTAAAGATACATTAGCAAAATATCTTATGGATAATTTTTTTGATGATATGATCCATTTAGAAAACAAAAGTATATTGATTAAACAATGTTGTGCTATAGCAGATATAGATATAGAAGAGTGGAATACCATATACAACAACTATAAAGATATACCATGGGATAAACTAAATGGTTTAACTTCTAGACAATTTTTAATATATGTTGCAGAAAAGGTTGTTAAAAAGGTATTAGGTAAAGATTTTTATGGTAAATACTTATCTAAAGAAATTTCAAAAAGTGATAATAAATTATTTGTTATTACTGATGGTGGATTTAAAGAAGAGTTGTTTGCTATATTAAATAATCCAAAAATATATAGAGTAA